GTTGTTGGATCTAGAACAACACCGCTGCTCATCAATGGAATGTATGGGCAGTAGAATGCTGCTGCGTCTGTTTCGCTTGAACCTTTATAACCAACCAATACAGGTTGTGTATCTGGAGCATAGCTATTTACAAATACACGCATTGCGCCATTCAATGTACCAACGAATTTTGTATTTGTTGGAGCTTCAAATGTACCTTCTGTTGTACGTGCGAATGCTGATGTTGTTGCTGACTGTAGAACAGTCAATGTTGCTGGGCTAACAACTGCCCAGTTACCAGCACCACGACGGGTACGTTGAGCAATCAAGTTAGCAACACGGTTGATAAGAACTGCTAGAGCAGCATGTTCGTCACCAACGTATGTAGCAGTACCTGATACTGTAGCTTGGTTGTATGTAAACTCTGTTGATGCTAGTGTTGATAATGATAACAAGATTTCCTGATCAATTTCAGCAGTAATTTCTTGTGCTAGAGCAGCCATGATTTCTGCTTCAACGTCAATACCATGCTGACTTTGAGCATCTTGTGCTGCTTCAAATGTCCAACGTGCCTGTAACTTACGTGATTTAGCTTCAACAGCCTGACGTAAGATTTGTACGCTGATTTGACGACCGCCGTTACCTTCCATTGCTGCTGTATCATTAGCAGTATAGCTTGTAACTGTTGGGTTAGCTGCGCCACCTGGTGTGCGAGAATATGCCTGAGCAATCTTGAATGGGCTCAATGCTTCCTCACCAGCTGTTACTGATGTTGCTGCTGCGCTATTGTCTGTTAAGCTGTTAGCATAACGAACACGTAGTGTATGAATTTGACCAACTGGGCCAGTCATTGGCTGAACACCAACCAACTCATTAGCGATAACTGTTGGCATTACACGACGGATAACTGGAAGAATCACACGGTTTAGTGTAGCGATATTACCAGCTGTTGTTGTACCAGCACTACTTTCTTGGAGTAACTGCTTGCGAGTATTTTCCAAGAGGACATTCATCGTTGAACGGCGTGTGCCCTTTAAGCCTTCTAACAGGGCATCTTTGGTCTCGTCCCAACGGCTTTCTAAAAGAACTTTTGACATTTATATTATCTCCTATTATGTCTATAAATTAAAGCCCTGCCAAACGCTTAATATCGATGACGTTATCACGCCCTTCGAATTCTTCTTTAACTTCAACCTTGGCAGATTTATCACCAGTTACTTCTGTAACAATTTTACCTTCACTTAGTTGCTGTTTACTAGCAACTTTTGTTTCTGTACCACTGTTAAGAACTGCTGGTAAATACTTGTCGAAAGCGACTTTCAATTTTGGTGTCTGTACGCTTTCTAGTAAGCTACTCATTACCTGAGCCTTTTCTTTGTTCAAAGTAGATAACAATCCTTCCATTACCTTCTTTCTCTCAACAGACTCTTTAATAATTCGTACCTCACGATCCTTACTTTCTACTAACTGCTTAGCCTGATTAACAACTTTTGTAGCTTCAGCTAATTGCTGTTCTTTTTGTTGTAATTGTGTCATAAGTTTACGTGTTTCTGCCTTATCATTTAGATAAGTCACACTAAACTCACTAGCAAATGCTTCAAAGAGTTTGCGACCAAAGTTATTTTCTCTAGCTAATTTAATATCTTCCTTAAGTTGTGATAATTCACCCTTTAAGTGTGATGTTACAATGTTGTTAAGTTTAGTTGCGCTTTCTTTAACAAACTTACCTTTTAACTGCTCAAGTTTTTGTCTGCCTTCTGCTACTAATTTAACTTTTGCTTCTACAACTGCACGCTTATCAATACTAAATTCTTTGATTTCACGGGCAAGAGCATGTACAACAAACTTTTCTAATTTCTCTTGGTTCTCTAATTGTAGCTTTCTATCAGTACGTAATTCTTTGATTTCTTCAGCTAGTTTAGTAACCATAAAGTCATTAAACTTCTTAGCATGTTCTACCATTTGCATTTTCGCTTGAACACGTTCTTCACTAAGTGATTTACGTTCTTCATTAAAATCAGCAATCTCTTGTTGTAGACTCTCTGTAATCATCTTATCAAGGGCTTCAACCATCACGCTTCTATCATGCTCATAGCGTTGTGCGAATTCTTCACGTAATTCAGCACGAACTTGTTCACGGGCTTCATTGAGTTTTCCTTCCCAAGCTTCATTCAATTCTTGGGCGATATCCTCTTTGATTAGTCCGCTTTCAAGTAATGGTTTGATAGCATCAAACATTGCTTATTCCCCTTATTTGATTTTGAGGTCCTTGATCAGGCGCATTACTTCCCCTTTCAAGTACTTTTCTACTTTTTTGTCGCCCTTCACATCTTTGGCAATCTCTAAAAGTCTATGACCATGCTTCATATTCATAGTACCTTCATAAATTGCTTTAGGATACGCATTTGGTGCGCTTGGTTGAGCAACAATATCCACAGTGATTATTTCAAAATCACTGACACGGCCATCTAAATCATTGACGTTACCGCTGCCACGACTAGATACACCTAATTTAACACCACTTTCCAACATGGTACGAACTAACTGTCCCATAGGAGTTGGTAATATTTTAAGTTTACCGAAACCATTTGGCCCGTCCATCCACATACTTGTTATCATATGAGATACACGATCCAAGTTAATCTTTAGATCGTCTGGGTGATCAACTTCCCCTAATACTGAGTAACCTTCGCTAATTTGTTTGTTAAGTGTGTCAACGGCAGTTTCAATTTCAGATACAGGGTAAACACGCTCATTTGCGTTCTTTACCCCTCCCTGAATGAAAATCCCTTTCATATAAAGGGTTTTCAAGTCGCCGTCCTCTTTAACACTCTCCACGACCATTCCTGCTCGGTCAAATGTTAAAGTTTCTTTGAGATAGAAAGCCATTTCTTTCTCAGTTCCTTAACCTTTAGCTACTGGACTGTGCTTATAAGCACTGTCATCTTTACTCACTGGCTTAGGTGTGCTTTCGCCCTTATCTTTAAAATTGTCCTTACCTGGGACATTCTTAAAGTTACCAGCACCTTTTACACTTGTTTCACCTTTGCTGTAAGCATTGCTTGGACCTTTTGGACCAGTTGGAACACTTTCAGCAGCGCCACTGAACTTGGCTGGATGACTATCCATTCCAGCTTGTCCACTGTCATTTAGATTTGGGCTTTTTGGGTTCGCTCCGTTATCGCCATGTGTTACGCTAACTTTTGATAAGTTAACATTTTCCATCATAGCAACATCTTCCTCTTCTTCATCGCCCATTTCTTCCATGTCATCGCCGCCCATTTCTGCTTCAAATTCAGCCATGAGTCTTTCTAACTCATCAACTTTATCTTCTAGGTCAACAACACGGTCTTCGATATCTTCTTCACCATCCATGTCATCAGAAGGCTCTAATTCAATTTCTTCTTCATCTTCGATATCCATTGAATCCATATCTTCATCTTCATCTTCATACATGCCTGATTCTTCAGAAGTGATTTCATCCATTAGGTCGCCAACTTCACCGACCATTTCATCTCCTTCTTCCATACCGCCATGCATTGTTTCGTCCATCATTTCTTCTTCCATGATAGACTCATAAATTTCACGTGACTTTTCAACAATTATTTCGTGGAATAATTGTCTTGCTTGATCTTCATTCTCATTGATAATTAAATCAATAAGTGTTTCAAATTTTTTGTTATCCATTATAAAATTCTCCTGATGTTGAAATGGCTTTGTATAAATTATTTATAAAGTAATTGAAAAAAGTGTGTTATATGTATGTATTTTTAACACTTTTTAATCTGATATGGCGTTTTAGCCAAAAAAATATTATAAAGTAGGCGCTTGAGCACCCTGAGCGTTTTGTGCTCCGTATTGTTCTTTAACTTTTTTTAAGTGCTGAGTTTTTTCATAATTTCTTACATCTAACATTTTTCTTAATTTTCTTAATTGTCTCAATGTAAGTTTTGTCTTACGACTCATTTTCCACATAGGTTTGCTGTTATCTTGATCAACGTCCTGATAACCAGCAATTGGGGGGTCAAACATTTCTTGTAGTATCATAGTATTATTTATGCTGCCGGTGCTGCTGCTCCGGGTGCTCCTGTTGGTGCTGGTGCTACTCCAGGTGTTACTGCTTGACCTACTGGACCTGCTGTTTCTAATCCTTCTCCTTCTTCTGTTTCAGGAGCTGTTAAATCTTCACCCGTGTCCATATCACTTTCAATATCTCCGCCTGATACACCTATACTACGTAGGTCACTGCCTTCAACTTTCTGAGCCTCAGATTTTCCATTTTCTTCACGCCATAGTTTTTCATTCTTAGTAATTTCTTCTTCAGTAAGCCCTAAGAATCTTTCCATAGCAAAACGTTTACTCATATATGGTAATGCTTCCATACTAACAAATGTACTAACTCTAGCTGTATCTAACTCACTTTGTCTGTAAGCAGCAAAGTTTTGTGGTGGATTAAATGCTAAATTAAACAATCCTGGATCAATATTAAATCCACGCCAACGTAAAAACAACTTGAATTCTTCATCAAGTTTCATTGCCATATAACTTTGTAATCGTTCACAATATTGATTAAAACGATATTCCTGAATCATGGCTGTCCCAACACGTCCATCACTTAATGGGGTAGTATTATCATCTGGACCAGTAGGCAAATAACTACTTGGTACACGCAATCCTCTTGCTAAACGATTGTTAAAGTATTTTAAATCATCAATCTCACCAAGATTCTGTCCACCTGCTAATGTTGTAACATCACTACCACGACCATCAGCAGTAACTGGGAAGAAATAATCTTCATTCATACTAAGTGGATTATATGTAGCATCTACAATACTTTGACCACCATATAAACTTGGGATTCGTCTTTGGTGTATCTCGTTCTTAATACGTTCAACAAAAGCCATAGCCATGTGGCTTGGCATATTACCTACGTCAATCTTAAAAACTCTACGCTCAGGAGCACGTTGAACACGATAAATTAATACCGCATCTTCTAATAATTCTTTTTGTTTGTATACTTTAAAAATGTTTTCTAAAATACTTTGTCCAAACGGCCAAAATCTATCTAATCCTTCTGTTAAACTTAAATGTACAATATGTTTAGCATCAATGGCACTTTCACTTTGACCCAATGTAAAACGACTACCTGATGTATTATATGGCATTGCAGGTACTGTATAAGGTGTATTCGTACCACCACCTGTGCCACCTAAACCAGTCGCTGGATTAGCAGCAAAATCTGTATTTGTTTTTTGTGCTACGCTTAAGTTTTGTAAGTTTATGTTAATATCTTTTAGTACGTATTGTTCAGGCTTCTTACCTTCACTTTCATTTACAATAACTTTGATAACCTTAACCATATCTACCCAATATAGTTTAAAGTTTTCAGGATCACGTACAAATACTTGATCACCGTACTTAATTACATTACGAAAGATTTTAAATATACGATTATCAAATTCATTTAGTTTACACCATTGTTGTAGTTGAGTTTTAAGCATATCAACTTCATGTGGTGTAGGATCATCTTTCCATTCAAAATTGAATGGAGTTTTGTTATGTTCATTTCTTTGTGTTGAAAACTCTGAGATAATGTCTAAACAAGCATTAATTTCAGCATCAACATCCATCATTTCATATTGATTATATCGTTCAATACGATTTGGGTGTCCTGTATAGACTTCAGGAAGTCTTGACATATAATTTTTATACCCAAACTCGGTGTTATTATATCCACCTGTTGGCATTCCATTTTGTCCTGGACTACCGTTCCAAGCACCTTGGTTACTGTTGCCACCTGAAATAGGGCTACTTACACCGCTTCTATTGAGAAATTTTTTCTTATATGTCATAATGTTATGTATTTAGTTTTATACCATGGAATATTTTACTAACTTGTCTTGATAGTCATTGGCTGTGCTTAGTCTATCAACAACCATATCCATTTTTTCACCAAGTTTAGTTAATAGGTCTTCCAGTTGTGGGCTACTTACTTCAGTCACGTTGTTGGTTACTGTATTAGTTGCTTCTACCTGATTGCTTGTTGTTTCAGCTAATTTCATTAATATACTATCAGCTTTAAGAGGCGCTGTAATTTCTAACCCATGATGTTCTACAGGATAACCTGTCATTGGACCGTTTGTTACTGCTCCAAACATTGCCTTAGGCATGGCGAAGTGAACCGGATCACCTTTAACTGTTTGTTGTAAACCTTGTTTATTTAATGCTTCCAATGCTTTTGGATCTGTGTGATTTTGTATATCAACAGCCAAACCCAAATTATGTTTGCTTTTTCCTGTGTATGGGTTAGCAATTGGCATTCCTGAGGCTGTTTTTCCTTCTCTACCAGCAGCTTTTGATTCTTCCCACAATCTGATTTGATCATCCATATCACGATACGCACTGTTAATTTGTAATTTTTTACCAGTAGCAGCATGATATTCTGTAGCAGCAGCAATAACTCTTGCTCTGAAATCATCATCAAGAGCCATAAAGTTTTCTCTACTACCTGATTTACTTGTAAATGATAAAACTTTGTCTATTTCATCACCTGCCATAAAGTTCTTATATAGTCCGTATCCAGCTCCTATTGCGCCTAATGCTAATGCTCCTTTAGGACCAGCCATCATGCCAATCGCAGCAAACTGAGCAGCAGTTCCTGCTACATCGGCCATTTTACCACCTGTTGTTTCTGCTCCTAACTTAGATTGTGCTGCTTCAGCAGCCATACCTACTCCTAATGCCGCAGCACCAGCAACTCCTACTTTGCCTGCCATAGAAGCACCTTTACTTGCTGCTGCTGCTGCTCCTGCTGTAGCAGCACCACCTGCTTTTAATGCGAAGCTACTCAATGCCAAACTAGCAGCTCCTGCTGCCCCTGCCAAACCTATTGCTGCTAACGATGCGTTTGTTATACTGCCCGTAAATGGATTAATCTTATCCATAACAGTATCAGCAAATTGTCTAGCACTTCTTTCTAATGATTCTAATCCAGCTTTATTTTTCATTAACTGGTCATTACCTTCTTTTCTAGCTTCCAATTCTTTTTGCTTGGTTGCCATATCTGCTGTAAATTTTTTCTTACCTTCTTCAGTTTCAAGTGTTTCAAACATAAGGGCAGATTGACGCATTTTATTATCCATGCCCATTGTTTGCTGTAAATCTCTACTTGCTGCTCCATAAGCATATGCACTTTCACCATATTGCTTATCAAAGTTTTTTACAGCTTTTGCCTGCTGTCCTAATAACTCCCCAGTTTGATTTACTCCTTTGTTTAAATTACCACTCATTTTTACCATATCAATGCCTACCATAGCTAATTTAGCACTGTTTTCTGTGTAAACTGCTCCTGATTTGTTTGATATGGTTTCTAACACTGCAGTAGCGTTTGATGCGCTCATTGTACTAGCTGCCATTCTAGCGAATTCGTCTTTGTTTTTTACTACCTCACGAATTTGATCCGCTTCAGCTTTTCTACCTTGTTTTTCTAATTCTGTAGCTTTTTGTAATTCACTAAATCTATAAGCATTAAAGTTTTCTTGAGCCATAGCAAAGTTTTGTGCTTCTTGTTGCTTTGCTACTTCAATACCAGTCAATTCTGATAAAACTAATAAGTTATCAATATAAGCCAAACTTGCTTTTTGTAATTCTTTAGGTGTTTTAACTAATAATCCACCACCTTCTGCTTGCTGTTTGGCATATTGTGTTTGAGCATCAATTAAATCTTGTTGTGAAAATCCTAATTGTCTATACTTTCTTAATTGATCGTCACCTACAGCCACAAAACTTGTAAAAGCCTTAACACCTTGGCTTGTACTATCACCTAATTGTTTTAAATTAGGACCGAACTCTTTTACACCTTTTGTAAAGATGTTTAGTGTACCACTAGTAAAATCAGCCGATTTTCCAAGACTATAAATTTCTTTACTTGATAACCCTACAGCACCACCCAATTTACTTAAATCATCATAACTCTTAACCAAGTTATCTGTTTGTTTTAATACAGCACCTACCAATGGAGTCATCGCTGATATTGCTGCCCCAATAGCTTTTCCTAAAGGCCCAAACATTGAAGTAGCGGTTGATATTGCCTGTCCAAGTTGGTTTATGCTACCTTCATATTTGCTGAATGAGCTAGTAGTATCCATAATGGCACTACCAAATGATTTTAAGCTACTAGTTGCTTGTGACAAACCTGACTTATACGTGTCCGCAGCCTTTATAGCATCTTGCCTTGCCTTTTGCTCTAAGGTCAGACCTTCTGTATTGCGGTCTACTTGACTACTCAGCCCTTGCAAGGCTGATATTAACTGATTTGCGGTATCGACGGAAATTTCTGGCATTGGTAATGTCCAATTAAATATTATAGTATTTATGTTACCGTACCAATGTTTTTTTAAAGGAAATTCATGGATAACAACCCATTAAAACAATATTTTCGTCGTCCTAGCGTGTTTTTAAGATTGCCAAGTGGCGGTAGGAACTATAAACCAGGTGTTATTAATTTGCCTGATTCAGGTGAACTACCTGTTTTTCCTATGACAGCAATTGATGAAATCACTAGTAAAACACCAGACGCATTGTATAATGGATCGGCTGTTGCTGATATTGTAAAAAGTTGTGTTCCTAATATTATTGATCCTTTTCAAATTACAAGCATTGATATGGACGCTATCTTAATAGCCATTAAATCAGCAACTAATGGTAACGAAATTGAAATCGAATCAACATGTCCAAGTTGTGAAAATATAGGTAACTATGGAATTAATTTAGTTAATCTATTACGAACCATGCAGGCACCAAATTATGATCAAATATTAACCATTGATGAACTAAAGATAAAGTTTAAACCAATTACTTACAAACAAATGAATGAGGCAAGTATTGGTCAATTTGAAATACAAAAGAAATTTGCTCAAATTGAATCTATTGAAGATACAGAACAAAAGAACGCAAAAACAAAAGAAATCATTAAACAGGTTACTTTTCTTACTATGAAAATATTAAGTAAAGCCATTGACTATATTGAAACTCCTCAAGTAATGGTTGATAATACCGATTTTATTTTAGACTTTTTACAAAACTGCGATAAAAACATTTACACTAAAATGCTTAACTATAACAGTGAATTACGTAGTAAGACAGAAATACAACCTATTGATATTGAATGTGTAAACTGTAAACACAACTACAAACAAATGTTTACATTGAACGCTAGCGATTTTTTCGGCTAAGGCTTCTACGCCTTGACCCTGAGGCTGTTCAGAAGCTAATAGAACAATACGAAAGTGATATAAAGGGCATTAAAAAGAATGCTCTTACCATGGCTTGGTATATGAGAGGTGGTATTACTTACGATCAAATTATGAACCTTAGCCAAACTGAGAGATTACTTATTAATGAAATTATTGAAAGTAATTTGGAAACTACTAAAAAGTCTCAATTGCCTTTCTTCTAGGAGACGAACGAAGTTCGTCTAAGTCTCTCACTTCGTTCGGACTTAGTTATTTAATTTTAAGTCTTTTCTTATACTTGCCGCTAGGATGTCCATGGTAGTGCTATTCAGCACTACCATTGGTGACTTGCCATGCCCGTCAATCCATGTTGTCTATGCCAATACATACAGCCTTACTGCTTATGTATCCTACCGGTTGCCCTGTAAAGTTTATGGCTTGTAGTGAAGATAATGTTTGTAAACATCTCTTCGGCAACGCACATCCTATAACGTCAAGACAAAATAGTTATAGGCTTGTTGAGTGTTCGCTTTGTCGATTGCACTCTCGGTATATAGAGGATAGGTACTCCCCCTACTCCAGTTCCGTCGGCACAGCACTACCTGTACTTTCTCAAGGAGGGTCGAAGAACTCCGACCAAACAAATTGTATTAGTGAATGTTTTTGTTAATTGTATGACTAATGGTTGACGTGGTGTCTATGTGAGCCGAATATTTTTTTAATAATTCTTTATTGTGTTCAAAAAAACTATCAAATTCTGTAATGAGCCAATCTCTGTATTGTTTTGTTTTATAATGTATGTAATTGTCTAATATCCACTCACACTCAGCTTGAACTGCTACAAATCTACCTTTACGATTAAACTTCATAAAAAGAATACTACAATCGTTAGGTTCTGCTACAGTCATTAATTGATCAAGCCAAGTATTTAATACTTTACAGTCTCCTGTAACTACTAAGTGAAATGGAAAGTCTTTGTAACTTTTACACTCTGCGTTGAAGTGGGGAAAACTTTGTCCAGGTACAATGTCCCCTTTAAATGAACGAATCTGTCCCTCATGTAATACTTCTTTACGTGACTGATTCTTACCTCCCACATACGCACCACTTCCTGGGGCACGTATAAAACTTTCATTATAAGTCTTAGTTAAGTACGTTGCTACTTCACGTTCAAAACTACTACCTTTTTGTTTTTGTGGACTAGGCATATTATACTTATTTTAAAAATTAGATGTTTCAAATTTTTTACATTTATTACCGTGAAACATTGTAAAATGATTTTTGGCAACAATCTGCCCACAGTATAAACATTTTTTTTGATGTTCAGGCTTCTTCATTGGATTATTATCACCTGAATTTTTTAGTTTGGTCATAGCTTTATTGTAATCACTTGCAGGAATACCATACATTGGGTTATTTGACCCTGTCATTCTTTCTATTAATTTTAGATTACCTTTCAAAGATTTACTAATATTTTCATTATGAAAATTTGGACGATTTTGACTATAGTTTTTTAGACTATCTGATCTTTTTTTATTTGTAGCATCAGAATGTTTTTTGCCATAGTGCGGTGACAAAATTCCTGTTTTTCCATACATAGGATTTTTAATTCCCAGTCTTGCTTCTTTTTTTCTTTGTCTAGTCTGTTCATTTTCTTTTACGCCATAACGACTATATAAACCATCACCATTATGCTGATTAAAACTCATAGGATCATTTTTAGCATCTAACTCAGTTAAAATTACTTTTTCAAGGTTTTTAATAAAATCAGGGTCTCCTGTGTAAAGAATTTCATATTTCCAATCACCGCGATTTTCTAAAATTAATGGTTTTACTTGTTTACTAGAACAAATATATTCTTCATGTCTGTTAGGATTCCAACCTTTTCTTATTTTTGATCCTATATACCATTTTCCTGTAGGAATATGTATCCATTTATAGATATAGGGTATGGTATTATTATAAATATTCATGCTGATGCTCCTTGATAGCTTTAGAGTGAGTGGGTATTTCCAGTACCGCGACTCACAATTATTTATCAAGTTACTCAATTTCAGTGCTAGTGGCATAAGTTGAAAAGCCATTTTCTTTTATTACTTTTAAAACACTGTTCACTCTCATAGCTAGTTCGTCTTTATGACTAATTAACCAAATGGACTTTTGTCTACGGCGTGACATATCTTTTAAGATACTTATAGAATTTTCCATTCCAATAGCATCGGTGCCGTTATCTAGTAACTCGTCAATAAACAATACATTAATTGGACTATATAAATTTTCCCAAACATCACGAAATGCCCAAGACAGTGACAAAATTAATCTATTCATTTCTCCCCTTGAAAGATTATAGAAGTCCATTTCACGACCCAATTCTGTAATCTCAACTTGTAGATCATTTTTAAATACTACCTGATGAGGTAGTCCAATCTTATCTAAGTAATGTGTTAACCTTGAATTTAAATA